CCCCGCCGAGTTGACATAATATGATCTATCTCCAAGGCAGGCTTGTGTTTAGCATCGGCTGATGCAAACGAGATCGCCTTTAAAGACTGAACTTGTGGCATTACGCCTTTGCTTGATCCGTTGAGCGGCTGGTCAAGCAAAGACTGAGAAAGGTAGTCGGAAACCAGCCGCCAAACGGAATCCACAACGCTCGCGAAAGCGCCGGCCCACAGGGTTCGCGCCCCATGAGCAACCCGATTAAACCACGTCTGGAAAATACCTGCAAGTGCGAAAAAAAGCACAGTCGACCTCGTATCTAGGACTTTTCGGTACTAAAGAGAGGGTTGCAGGCAGGATGATTCGATGTAGAATCAATGCAACGACTGAATCCTGTCTACAACAGGTTCACCAAGGATCTGGACACCATACAGATCCTTCAAATGCACGGGTTGGCGTGCATTGTAGATGAAGTCCCCTTTGCTAGAGGGAGTTCTACGATCACGCCGACCCGCTACTTAGATCGGCGGCGATCGATCGATTCCACGCACAACCTGAACACGCGCGGCTTTTACAGGTGCGCTGGTGTGCGCGAAATTACATCTGAATATCTGCATTACGACGCCAGAGCGGCGCGGGCCGATAGACGGCTTAACGCGATTGTATCCCTCTGGAGCGTCCCAGGAAATAGAAAAGCATCGCTCCGGTAAAAAATCCCGAGACTTTGTATTTCCGCTATCGCAATGCGCTGCTCGACCGCGCGCCGAATGCGTGTATAATACTCGCAAAGTAGTAGCAGTTGCATTTGAAGGATCGATAGCATGGCGAGCGATGCCGCCCAGTGGGCGCGCACCATCGACGAGTACGGCGAACTCGAGCGCCGCTACGTCGAGGCCAAGGCCTGGCTCAACCGCCGCGAAGATCTCCGCAAAAAAATTGAATCCAGATACGCAGGCGAAGCAGCGGATGAATCCTTCTCCGCGGCCGGCAATATCTGGCAGCTCATCGTGGGCCCGCGAGCGAACAGGCGCACGATCGTAGCCATGCCGAAGCTGTTCAAACTGCTCGGCGCCAAAGAATTCCTATCCATTTGCGAGATCCCGTTGAAGAAACTGGACAGCCTCGCGATCGACACAGATGGAATTGTAAAAACCGAGCGTAGCGGTAACAGGACAATCACGGCCGTGCCGCGCGAGGCGCCGGCCGAAACGAAATCTCGTAGTCGAAAAAAGCCATCGACAGAGGAACAAGCGGAGAGTAATGTGGTATGAAACCCGCTCTTAAATCCCTCCATCGATCAAGCTCAATGTTGTGTCACGGCCCCAACCCAGGCCGTGTGTGCGGGACGGGATCCGCACGAGCTCGCTGCGAAGGGCGAGGATAAATAAACCGGCAACGCCGGCCGAATCGTAAGGATTCGTCAACTCCCGCTCACCGATTTCATAGCATGAGTGCGTCTAATGGTGGCCGCATTGCGGTGGTCGACGAGCTCGGCGAGCATCTCATGTGGGCCGACGACGAGCGCGCCCGCGAGCTGGTGAAGGCCGGCCAGGCGCGACCGATCCGAAGAAAGGGCAGTGTCCGCGTCCTGCAGGCCGCGGCCGGCTGGACAAAACCAGGGGAGGCGGATCTGGCCGGCCGCGGCACTGCTCTCGATCACACGCGCTATTCGCACCGGCACGAGACACCAACGAATCCGCCGCGGGTGTGGACCTTCGCGCGCGTGCTCGCCGATTGTATGGCATAAACGGATATGGCCGATTTCAAAAAACCGATGCCAGCCAACGTCGACGCCGAGCGGCTTGTAATTGGTTCGATCTTGCTCGACGACTCGCTATATACCTCAACAGCCAGAGTGCTCGCCCCGGAGGATTTCTTTCTCGAAAAACACCGACGAATCTTTGCCCGCATGGCCGACTTGTACGACCGCGGTGAGCATATCGACCGTGTAGCCCTCGCGGAAGAGCTTATGCGGAAGGACCAGCTCGAGTCGATAGATGGGTTCTCGTATCTCGCCAGCCTCGATGAGGGTTTGCCGCGGATACCGAATATCGACGGGTACGTGCGGATTATCAAGGACAAATCCATTTCCCGCAGCATCATCCACATTTGCGCCGAGATTAAACGTCGCTGCTTGGACTATCAAGAATCGGCCGAGGAAATCTGCGCGGCTGCTGAGGAGATGCTTTTGCAGGTTCAACACGGTAGAATTTTTGGCGATGCCACGTCGACAGCGATCCACAATCAAGCATTACAGTGAGCAGGAGATCGACCGCTTTTTCCGCGTCATCGACTCGCCGCGCGATCGCGCGATATTCCGGCTGATGTATCACCGTGGCCTGCGCGCAAGCGAAATCGCCCTGCTGCAGGTGTCGGACGTTGACCTGTCCGCCGACAAGATCGAGATCACGAGACTGAAGGGCTCGACCGGCGGCCTGTACCACATGTGCAGATCAGAGCGTCTCGCCGTCCACGCCTGGATCCGCAAACGCGGCACGGCGCCGGGCCCGCTATTTTGTACCAACCGGGGGCAGGGACCGAGCCGCCAGTACATCGACAAGCTAATGCGTCATTACGGTGGACTTGCGAACCTGCCCGAAGACAGGCGCCACGCCCACGTTCTGAAGCATAGCTGCGCGACGCATTTGTTCAACCGGGGCGAGTCGCTCGAGGACGTGCAAGACCATCTGGGACATCGCAATATCCAGAACACGCTCGTGTATGCTGCCTTCACCAATCAGCGGCGCCAGGCCCGAGAGCGCCGCCTGGACGCCTGGTAGGTTAAGAGCCCGCATAGTTGTCATTACAGTGACTTTTGCACGGTGGTTTACCGCTGTATGTGGTTGATTCCGTGTTCTGGCAACTACCCGAAAGTGGTCATTACAAACATTGTGACACCCGCAATTTGGCATATTTTTTTGTGCCAACGATGACGGATCCATCGTAGACGCCGGCCGTCGCCGGCGGCGCCGGCGGCACGCCGTGTGACAAATGTAGACAGCTAAAAAAGAGCAAAAGCTCCCGCGGGAGAGGGGCCGGCCGCCTCGCGCCCCAACCGGCGCGCCCGCCGGCCCTCGAATCATGAATGGCTCTCAGCAAAGTACAACGAAACTTCCTGACCTCCTATGAACTGCACGGCAGCATTACGGCCGCGGCCGATGAGGCTGGAAGCCAGCGCACCTTGCACTATCGCTGGCTCGATAATCCGGAGTACAAGGCCGCATTTGAGCAGGCCGAGGAAAACGCATGCCAGGCGGTTGACCGTGAGATCCGCCGGCGCGCGGTCGAGGGAATCGAGGAGCCGGTCGTCTATCAGGGCAGGATTTCCTACGAGAGGGTTCGCGTCGGCAAGAAGTACGTTAAGAAGCCCGTCACGATCAACCGCAAGTCGGACATCCTGCTGATGTTTTATGCGAAGTCGAAGCGGCCGAACGTATACCGCGACAACGCCAAGGTCGAGCTGGAACTCAGCGTGCCGCTCATCGAGGCACTGAAGGAAGGCCGCAAACGGTTGCTCGAAGAGAATGAGCGCAGCAGTAGCGACAATATCACCGGATCTTGAGCTGGCGGACTTCGTCGCGCAGTTCTACGGCGACCCGCTCCGGTTCGTCATCGGCTGTTACCCGTGGGGCAAGGCCGGCGGCCCGCTCGAGCACAGTAAGGGACCAGACGCACTACAGCGTGAGTTTCTCGTGTCACTCGGCAAAGAGGTCAAAAGTAGACATTTCGATGGAAAAAATCCCGTCGCTCCGATCCGCATGGCCGAGTCATCCGGGCACGGCACGGGCAAGTCATCGATGGGTGCCTGGCTCGCTGCATGGATCCTTAGCACGCGGCCGGGCTCGGTCGGAACGGTGACAGCCGGCACCGCCACGCAGCTCGAGGAGCGCACCTGGGCAGCGATTACCTGGTGGACCAAGTTATGCATCACCAGTCACTGGTTCGATTTTCAGGCCCGCGGCATCTATGCGAAGACCGACCCAGAGAACTGGAAGATTGTCGCACAGACCTGCAAGGAAGAGAACGCGCAGAGTTTCGCCGGCCAGCACGCGCGCACGTCTACGTCCTGGTATCTGTTCGACGAGGCCTCGACGGTGCCTGATGGCATCTGGAAAGTGGCCTATGGCGGCCTGACGGACGGCGAGCCGATGATGTTCGCGTGGGGGCAGCCCGAGCGCAATACGGGGCAGTTCTACGAGATTTGCTTCGGCCGCGAGCGCGACCGCTGGAATCACCGCACGGTGGACAGCCGGGCGAGTGCGTTCACCAACAAGGAGCTCATCAACGAGTGGCTGAGGGACTACGGCGAAGATAGCGACTGGTCGCGGGTTCGCATATTCGGGCTTCCGCCGCGGGCCAATGAGCTGCAGTACATCGACAAGCAGCGCATCGCCGACGCGCAGCGCAGGACCGTTCAGCCGCTCGAGACCGAGCCCCTCATAGCCGGCGTCGACGTGAGCGGAGGCGGCGCCGCATGGAACGTGATACGGTTTCGCCGCGGCCTCGACGCGCGCAGCATCCGCCCCATACGCATACCGGGCGAGCAGGGCAGGGACCGGGAGATGCTGATCACCAAGTGCGCAGACCTGCTAGCCGACCGCACGGCAGAGCGCAGGATCTCGGCGATGTTCATTGACTCCGCGTTCGGCGCTCCGGTCGCCGAACGGCTGCGCGTGCTCGGATACCAAAACGTCCACGAGGTCAACTTCGGCGGCCATGCACCGGATCAACACGAGGCCAACATGCGCGCCTATATGTACCGCCAGGTGAAGGACTGGCTGCAGCGGGGCGCAATCGATGCGGGCGACGAGCGGCTCGCTATCGACCTGAGCACGCCCGGCTATCACATCAACACCAGCGGCAAGCTCGTGATCGAGAGCAAGGAACAGGTCGTGAAGCGGCTGGGGCGCAGCCCGGACGATGCCGACGCGCTAGCGCTCACGTTTGCGCGTGCCGTGGCGCCCGAGGAGCCGGAGTATCACGCGCCGCCGCGGTACCGCGGGGCGGATTCATGGATGGGGTTTTAGGCTATGACGAATACATCGCGTCGCATTGAGGAGTTGACATTTCAGTTGAACATCCTCGATGCACTGATCGGCATCGCTCGAGCCGCCCAACAGACATTGTTTGGCGGTATCGCCTCTATCCAGCTCCGGTTGGATGAGCACAGCAAGCGTCTCGACAGTGTTGCGAGTACTGGCAAGCACTCAATCGAGATCGCCACGGCATCGGAATCGGTGTTGCGTAACATCGTCAAGCTGCTTCTGGATTTGCAGGCGCCACCATCCGAGCAGGTTATGACCCCTATCTCTTATCTCGCGGCGGAAGTGGATAGGCTCAAACGCGAAATGCACGCGCGTAATGCACAGAATTTGCCAGTGAATCCGCCTAGCCCCAAGGTGGATGAGTGGTGGCTGCGTCCGAACGGGCGCGCGCCTCAGAGTACGAAGTAAAGGACGTAGGAGATAACATGCCCCTGAAATCCGGCAGTAGCCGCAAGACCATCAGCAGCAATATCAAGACGGAAATGGCTAGCGGAAAGCCGCAGGCCCAAGCGGTCGCGATCGCACTCAGCAAAGCAGGCAAGTCGAAGAAGAAGGCGAAATGATCGTTACGCTCCAGTTCGTACTTCTCATCCTTGCGGTCGTGTGCTTTCTTCTGGCAGCGCTCGGCGTATCGACGCCGCGGGGCAACCTGACGGCGGCCGGTCTGTTTTTCTGGAGTATCGCGGCAACGGTTGCGTTAGCACGATAGGCTCGTTCGTTCACCTTCGACCGTGGATCGGTGGGGGGCCGTTTTAGGCATTTTCGGCCCCCCACGCTTTTTGAACGCATGTGGGCTACAAGCGCGGTCTGCTGATTCTGGGCGGCCTGTTGAGCCTGATGCTGTTGTCGCTGAAATGTCATCGATAAATCTGGAGTTAGGCACGCCGGGTAACTGCGTCGAATTAGTAAAGGTGGAAACTGTCTGATGGACGCGAGGCGCAGATCGATGCCGGGTGCCTAAGAAAGCGCAGCTATGGCTAAAGCATACGTGCTTGAGTTTCCCGGCGGGAACCTGGCCGATAAGCGCGAGATCATCGACCGCTTGGTCCTGCCGCAAGCGTCCTGCGCCGGCGCCTGCGTGTTCGCCAAGTGGGCGGAAGCCGAACCTGAGAAGGGCCGGTTCAACTGGGCGGATATCGATCAACGGCTCACCACCTGGAAAGACGCCGGCAAGAAATGCGTGCTGATCACCTGGGGCATGGACTACGGCAACCCCAACCACTCGACGCCCGAGTGGGTGAAGCAGGAACCGGATTACCAGTACGTCACCTGCGACACCTACGGCGACATGCCGATACCCTACGCGGGCGCATACAAGACTTACTACCGCAAGTTCATCAGCCAGACGCTGGCCCGTTACGGGAGCGCAGTGCAGCGCATCGATTCCATCCGCTTCGGGTTGGGTCTCGGGGGCGAAACCTACCCGGCCTGCTACTACACGCTCAAAGGCGATATGTCCGCCGACGAGTTCGACCAGGTGTGGACAAGCTATATCAGCGAGACAACCGACTATATCGATACCTTCGAGCCCGAGGTCGTTCTCGATGCGGCCTGCAACGCCTACGGCGATCCTCCGCGCTTGCATGTCTGCGATTTCGAGGCGGCCGACGCCGCGGGGCGGGGCTGGAGCTTCGGTACGCAGGGCTTGCACTCTGACGACATTCGAAACCATGCCGCGGGCAAGCCGACCGGCGCCAACTGGCTGCAGAACTTCGCGCGCTACCGCCGCAGCCCGACGCACCTGCAGACCAAGAAGGCAACCGAGCCGGCAAGCGAGAACAATAACCTGCCGACGCTCGCGCGCTTCGCGCTCGAGCACGGCTGCGAGGCGTTTGAGATTTATCTCGAGGACTGGCGCATCGCTTACGACCCGGACTACGAGGGCTATGCCGAACACGGCGCGGCCTACCGGGACGCATTCGACGCCATCGCCGCATATTGATGAACCGTGCTGAAACGAAAGCCGGGGCGTAAGCCGCCGCAGGCCGCACCAACCAAACCCAAACCAAGGAGCAAACCAGTGAGTACTACGCAAGAGAAACCGAAGGAACCGCCGAAGGAACCGCCGAAGCCGCAGCAGGCCGCCGAGGCGCCCCCTCCCGAGCCGCCCAAGCCGCCGGTGAAGCGCCCGAAGCAAGTGCCGTTCACGGCGCAGTTCGAACGGCCGCCAGGCGGGCCTCCGGGCTCGCACAAGCCGACCGAGGAGGAGTTGATCGAGCAGGCGTACCTGATCCAGGACGATGTATCGTTCTACGTCTTCCGCGACGATGCGATGCGGCAGGGCTACGGTCAGATCGAGCAGAACTTCGAGGCCTACTGCAAGAAGCAGCCCTTGGGCTACGTGCCGCACCGTGTCAGGAACGTTGCGCCCAATAACATCTGGGGATACCCGGACGATACGCATCCGGCCGGCGTGCAGTGCGTGGTCGACAACCCGCAGCCTCTGCCGCCGGCGCTCGAGCAGTGGCAAATCGACGCGATCAACGACTGCGTGCCGGTGCAGGTCGTGGTGTTCGCCAAGCCGCCGGCGGTCTGAAAGTAAGCCGAGCTCGCAGTTTGCATGAAGCCCGTTAAATACGCCGACGTCGAGACCGAGATCGAGCACGTGCAGCCGGTCGGCAACCAGGTCCTGGTAAAACGGCTGCCGGACCTCGAGGCGCCGGCCGGCCTCACGCTACCCTCGAGCGCGACCGACTCCGACCGGCCGGGGATCCGCCGCGGCGTGGTGGTCGCGGTCGGGCCCGGCGATCGCATGCCGGACGGCTCG